CATTAGTCTTCATCCTCATCTAAGTGTCTTCTAATATCATCTAGTGTCGGCGCAGATACCATCCATTCAGGACGCATCTCTTTTGCAGATAAAATCCACAACGCATTATCAATTGTAAATCCTGCTTTGCGTAAAGATTTATAAAATTCGTGTAACTCAATAGCGTACTGGTCTAGTTTTGAGTAGTCTTCATCAACTACCTTTTTCTTCCTTGTAGCCATTTTATCCCCCTAAGCCTGCTAACATTGTTGCTAAATCTACTGGTCCTGCTTGTTGTTGAGGGGCCCCGCCAGAAGGTTGTCCAGGAGCCGCGGGGGATGTGGGCGATTGCTCAACTGGGCCTTGTGTGCCTGGCGGAGCCATCTCTGGCTGCATCGGTTGTTCAGGTGTTTCCACCTTAAACACGGCCAACGCAGCAGCCTCTATGCTCTCCCCTTTGCGACGACGTTCAATAACGTCGGCAATATTCTGGATTAACTTAGATGGGTCCTGACCTTGTGCAACCATTGCTGGAATCGCTTGTGCGCTTGCAGTAATTGATGCAGTAAGGTTCTCACGCATTTTTTCAATCTCAATACGTTGTTCTTCCATGGTTACATTTACAGACCATGGTAACTCACGACGAATGAAGTCCTTAGATACTAAATCAGCACCCAATGCTTGGAGAGAGAAAATCAGAGCACGCGAAGGGTCTAATCCAGCCATCAAGCCATATCGGACTTCTACCGAAGTATCGCCCTTAATGTCCTTGCTTGGCATGTACTTTAACTCGTACGGTGTGCCTTGCGCTACGCCTCTGACACTCTTTTCCTTATTGAAAAGGATTTCATCCATTTCGAAGCATAACTTGAGTACATCTTCTAACACCTCAGCAAGAACTGTTTGACCAGCCTTAATCTGAGAGTCGAAAGCACCAAGTAATGCCTGGACACCTTGACCAGTGATAACACTAGCGTCAATGTTTCCAGTTCTACCTTCAGGATATCGAGCACCTAAACGCAATTCAGATTGGAGGGCTGATTGCTCCTGGAAAGTAGCCGCGGGAATATCCAAACGGACACGCCCAACACCATTAGGTTGTGAAGTACGGATGATTGCATCTGGGCCCATAGGCATATCCAGAACGTCATCAGGTACTACGAGAGGGGCTTGGATTGACTTTTCAGCCGCTTCCATAGCCAAGTTTGCAAAACGTGCACGAGCAAGTTGTACAAAAATTACATCATCAAACTGTCCACGAGGCTTGCCATCAATAGATGGACGCTCTGCAATAACAACAGTCATCTTACCCATAGGGTTTCTAGCAGTACTTAGAACAAGATTTTTACGTGATGGCACATACAAAGTAATAAAGTTCTTATCCATGTAACGGATAACTTCTAGTTCAGCGTTAAGATTCTGGTCATAACCAAACTGACCTAGGATTGCACTTGAATGCTCAGGGAACTCATTTGCTAGTTCACCAACACTTTTAACATAACGCTTTGCGTATGCTACTAGGCGACCAAAACGGTCACGCTCATAGTAGACACCAGTTGGGTCTTCAACGCGAATACGAGGTAAATCATTATCCCAGTCTGGCTCAACGTGTAATGGCAAGAAACCATAGGAGAAGTACTGGTCAGAACCTGGATACATCTGAGTCTGTAAACGTGAATGGTAAACATAGTTGTTAGCAACCATGCTGCGCTTGTCAGCAAAACCACGTGCTCTATCTGATGTTACATTTGTAGTAGAGCAGTTGATTGATGGTAGCGGTGCCAAGACCTCTGCCAAGTCGCGTGCTGCAACATCTACAAAGTTAGCCACCATTGCATGAGGCATACCTTCTGGAAATAGGTCAGGATAAATATCAAACATTCTACCCTGGCGCACAGAGAGTACATTCGCCATCTGTGCATCACGCTCTACCGCACGATGCTTCATAGCATCTACGCGACGCGCAATTACGTTAATGTCTGACATTGTTATCCTAACGATTGATTAAAAATTATTTATTTACGTTGCCGCGAAGACCGCCGCCAGTACCTAATGAACCAAGACCGCCACGCATACCACTACCACCTTTAATCTTATTGGCAATAGCAGTATTTTTGTTTTGCAACTTCTTTGTAGCCATAGCCTCTTTGTTTTTTAAGAGTGCTTTAGATGCCTTAATTTCAGCAGGAGTCATTTTTGATAATGCCTTGCTGTTTGATTTGCGAGCATCATCAGGAGACTTTGACTTAGCATTAAGTTGAGCCTTGTATTTCTTAGCAGCAGCCTCGGCTTCTTTTAGTAAAGCGCGAATTTCTCTTTCATTCATAGCATTTCCTATTCGTATTCGCCAAATTCATAGTCGTTTAGATTGACCATATAGCGTTCTCGTTGTTGTCTTGGTGTTGCCCATCTATTTGGCATGTGGCTTTGACCCATACGGGTTGTACCAATGACCTCACGTGCCCGTAGTTCACAGAACCATAAAGCCATTACGCAGTCTGTCTTGCCTTTAGTATCAGGCTTCCAAGTAATCAATTGTTGGATTAAAGCCTTTATGCCTTCTGAACCATCTTGCGATGGGAGTTCAATAAGGTTATCATCTTGATGTACATTGCTACGCATAGTCCCAAACAGGCCAGACATAGCAGCCACACCAAAGCCAGTATCCCACTTATTTCTACCAGTGAACTGGCTAGAGAACCTTACTCCGTTAGATGCAAGAAAAGAACGCAAGTTCTCATCTAAGGCATAAGCCTTCTGATGGGCGTTAGTTTCAATACGTATCTCTTGTGGGCTGTACTTACCAACCCAGTCTTCAATTAATTTCTGAATCTTTTGCGGTGTAGGCTCCTGCATATTTTCTACATCCAAGATGTATCGATTACGGGTTTGCCTATCCACTGTCATAATAACAGCAGCGGTGTTACCACTCATCGCTGGGTCAAGACCCATGATGGTGTACCACTGACCTTTTTCACTGGGGTGACCAGGAGTACCAGGCTTTAGAGGTCCTCGTTTGCGCATCCTGTTGACAGAACCTTGGACACACGAAGGGGGAAAGATTGAGTCCTCTTGGACGTCTTGCTGCTGATAAACAAGTGCCCAAGCAGCAGGAGAGACTTCTGAACGTCTACGAAACAGTGCTGGCCCGTTCCATTTAGGATAAAGACCGTCTTCATCGGGAAGGATGTTATCATCTGAACCTTCCCATGGGATATTAGACTTTGGCCAAAGGGTAACCCATTTTTCGGGGTCATCGTCATACTCCAATACTGCAGGCATTGACATGTAGGTAAAGGGAGTTTTGCCACCAGTCCAGTGTTCTGGGTTTCGAATCTCTCGATATAAATCATTTGAGGCAATACGTGTGCCTACGATAAGCAACTTACCAGAATCACCTAGTCTAGTTACAACGTCTCGCTGTAGCCACAGCAGTTGCTTTTCCCATTCATGAGCGTTAGATGTAGTAACAACGTCGTCAAGAATGATAAGGTTAGAACGAGCACCAGTGATTTGACCACCCACACCAAGGGCCTGAACCGTCGGGTCCTTTTCGGTTGAGTCACGGCTGAGGTAGATTCGGTCAGCCTTCCACGTATCTGCATCTTCTTTCCATCCCCCAGCAGAACCATAGACGCTCTGCATCTTAGCCCACCGCTCATGAGACAGGCGCTGCTTAATTGAGTATAAGTATTCTTTGGCGCGCTCTTGAGTCTTTGAGACGATGGTAATCTTGATGTTGGGGTCCATGGCTATGCGATAGACACAGTAGTTGACTGTGATGACTGTGGACTTAGCATGCTCAGGCGGGACGTTGAGAAGCAAACGCTTAGCCGAGGCTGGCTCATAGACCATAGACTCATGGGTGTAACTTGGCTCACGACCTTCTAGGATATCAATCCAGGAACGGTGGTGAGGAAATATCGGGCTATCTAGGAACTCTGCTGAGAACTGCTCGAAGCCTATCTTGTACTTGGCATCCCCTGTGGTTATGCTGAGAACCTTCTCACCCTCCAGGCGGGCCTTCTCCAAGGACTTCATAAACTGTTCATCCTGGCGCCAAGTCTTCATGACATCTGGCTTACGGTCAGCCCTGGCTATGGCATCATCTAAGGACAGCCCCTGGCGTATAAACTCTAATACCTTTGCCTTAGCCTCTTTAAGTGCTATGACATTATGGTGCTCTTTACCTTTGCCTGCTGCCATGACTCCCCTTATTAAACCCTTATATAAACCTAGGGTTCTATCCCCCTTATCGCTCGCGCTGACAAGCGCGCTCGCTACCCCCTCGATTGTTCGTGGCTGGCACCAAGCCAGCCCTTACGGTCTGTCTTAGCCACCCACTCACAGTCAGATAAACTCACTTCTTGTGTGTCGTTCGTTTATCGGTACATATATACTAACCCGTTCAAATACAAAAACCGAACGGTACGATATAGTAAATGTGACGAAAGTCACCCGTTTTATGGTACTAATACGGACATATCGGTACACTGGAGGCCAAATACTGTAAAAATATTTTTGGCCGATAGTGTACATATAGACGGGACGGATATAAATAACACTGGGGTCGCCATAGCGACCACGAAGTATTTAGGCGATTAAGGAGCGCGAGGGACGAGCGCAATCGCTTCTTTTATCCTCTGTCCCGTCCTGTGGACGGGCGGTATTTAGTATTTCGCTGCGCGATTTAGTAACCATCGGCAGACCGCGAGCGACCTTTAGGTCGCGAGCGCGCGATTTTCTAAGGGTGCGCGGTTTGTGTTGGGGGACTATCTGCTGGGGGATGTGCTGTTCACCTTGGTGAACGTGGCCCGCTGGTGCGGCATCGA